AAGTGACAGCTGCTGACTCTGTAACTACTAAATTTACCTCATCAGTACCAGCCCAAGTGACTATAGTACGTAGTCTATTGAACCAACTAAGGCTAAGAACAGCCCCATCAAGGAAATCGAGATCGCCAGAACCTGCAAAGATCTGGTAATTTCCAGCTTCTATTTTCTTTAAGTTACCAACAGTAATTCCAGCGTTGACTGTTAGTATGTTACCTGGAGAATTCCATTTAAGAGTTACATTGTTACCAGGCGAATAGTTTGCTGTGATATTCTGTGGTTGGGATACTATGAGAGTCACTGTGTCATTTGCAGTTAGAGCAAAGGCTGTTTCAACGTTGGAGAAGTATCTAGTCTTGAGAATGGTTCCAGCTGCAAAATCTATATTGCCAACTCCAGTGAATATCTGACGATTGTGTGCGTTGATATTCTTAGTCTGTATAGTAAGTTGACCTGTATTAGCTATGGAACCTCTGGAAATGAAGTTCAGATTGACATTGCTAAGGATAGTGAGATTAGTAGTTGCCTCCTCCCTCACAATGTACACATCTCTGACATTAGTTCCGATAGCTGTAAGTGCAGCATCAATAGATGAGTAAGCCCTTGTATCAGTCCAGATACCGTTTGGACTGGTTACAATTACATCTGGAAAGAAGTCTGCAAGAGCCACCACAGCCGTTACTAAAACAGTCAGTAAAGCAGCTAAGATAATCTTTTTCATCTCCCCCTCCTGTCCTTCTCAAGTTCAGCAACTTTAGCGTTAAGTTCCTGAATTGCTTTAGCCATGACCGCAAGCATGGCACGGCTATTAAAGCCCCACTTGTCTTCCTTTTTATTGTAAGGGGCAGCTTCCGGCTGAATAGGTCGGACGTCCTGAGCGTAGAATCCGAGGGTTCTGGCCTGCCTCTTTGTAATTCTCTTCTTGCCACTCTTCTTACCTACTTTTGCCAAATCAGAAAGATAGGCAAAGTAAACAGGTCTAAACTTCATCACTTTGTCTAAAGCACCATCTTCAAGATAACCCAAGTGTTTCTTCAAACGCCTGTCGGAAGTATCTATCATTTCCTTCGCAGCGTTTGTAGTTACATCACCTGAACCAGCGAAAGATGTGATAGTCATTACTTGGGCATTATCGACAGTTACAGCTGAAGTATTGTTAGTTAAAATCTCTACTTCATTAGACCCATTCCTTGGTTTGAGACCATACGTAGCAGAACTAGCATCGAGCACTCCCCTGCCGGTAGTAAATAGAACATGGCTATCGACTGGATATATATGACCTCCAACATTTAGCTGATAAGTAGTCGTAGCAGTATTTATCATAACTTTGTTAGCAAAAGTCGGATCAGTTGCTCTAACAGGGGCGCCTGAGCCAGTTGCAGTAGTCCAAACAGGAGCAGCAGCACCTCCACCAACGAGTATTTCAGTTGTTGCACCTGCTGCAAGCCAAGCATAGGTGTTATCAGCAGTACCGTACAATAGCCCACCATTAGTCTCAGTTAGATTGCCTATTGATGTTAGGGCAGCCGAAATACTCTGAACGCCAGTAGTTGTAGTATTCCAGACAGCTCCAGTCCCTAGAGCACCCATAGCCTGTTCATTCGTGAGATTTGCTTCAGCTATCTGAGTAATATAGGAAGCATTCGTCGGAGCTGCAACTGCAGCCATGGCTTCCAGTTGATCCCTTATAGCATTCTTCGTGGCAGCCCTCTGATTGCCGTTCCAAGTACCTGCATTGTACGGAGTGTTGTCTGGAGGCACAGGGCCTATTGGATTCGGAGCCATTATGAGAATGGCTACAAGTACAATCAATAAAGCAGATAGAAATTCTTTCATAACTCCCTCCTATTGTCCAGGTGCATAGAACATAGTGACCTGGATGAAAGCGTTTTGTAGATTTGTATGGTTTAAGAACCTGAAGTTGCTGATACTGACAGAGTTGTCTAGTAAGATACTTTGACCTGCGTAGAGAACATGTCCAGCAGCCCCAGAGCCATCTGCTCCCTGAGTAGGATTAGATCCAATACCGAATCTTATGGCATTCCCCTCGACAGTTATTAGACATTGAATAGGACGATTGCCTCTGGAACTGTTCAGCTCTAAATTTGTAAAGTTCCGGACCACATCGTCGCAGTCTATAGTCAATGTACTTTCTGCTATTCCTGATAAAGTGGTTGTTAATCTTATCATCTCTTCCTCCAATAGTTCATATAATAATTAAACGGTCTCATTTCTTGCCTCACCTTGGGCAATCCTAGCTCGCCAATCTGATCCTTTGGTAGTAGATGCTACTACCCTACGCTTAGACTTTTTCCTCTTAGGGACTTTCAACTCTTTAACTACCTTATCAAGTTCCACATCTTCAAAGTATATGTCTAAAGGATAGAACCTGTTACTTCTATTACCTCCATGAACAACCATGAAGGTGTACAAAGGAGGTACGGTGTAAACTGTCGAAAACTTAGTACCCATCTTCAGGTGGGCGTCCATATAGGGACTAATTCGAGGTGGTTTCTTTTGTACCAAGGCTATGAATGGGCTTGTCCTGCCATGATTGTGAGACATAGAAAATTGATATAGACGACCGTCTAAACCTTGGCCAGTGACTTGATAATTAATGAGGAAGTGAGATTCTGGCTTAGTCACTGCCATATGTTTCATGTGAGCTATCCATCCAGGAGCTACCCAATCATCTGTGTCTAGTCTGGCCATGATGTTAGCTTGGGGATGGCCGTACTTACGTACGATAGATTCTGGAGAACCTTCGTCTTGTTCTCTTCCCCAATTCTCTGTTCTTAGTACAGTATTTCTCCATTCTGACAAATCACCATCAGTGTAGATGAACTGCACATTGACCTTGTCCCAATTCAAGTCTTCAATTCTCTTTGTCACATCATTTTCGTACTTACCTACAATAAGGTAGACAGTGAAGTCTGAATCTGTTTGATTGCCTAAGCTATCTATGAAATATCTTTGCATTAGGGATAGTCGGTCCTCAGTCAATACACCTATAGCTGATTTCTCTCCCATACGAGTATAGATTGCTCGAGAGATTACGAAGGTTTTGTCGAAGTCCACGACAGGCTGCAGTCCTCTGTCAGCGTAGATTTTTCTCCATTTTGTGTCAAGGTAACCTTTGTTCAGTGCTAGTAACTTGTTTACATTGAAGTTTTCTTTCTTCTCAATCTCCTTAAATGTAGCCCTCCCATGATGTAGGATGCAGGTATCTATAACCAATTCAGTCCTGTATCCAGCTTCTTGAGCGGCTCTATTGTAATCTACATCATCCCACATACCCATTTTGTAGTTAGTGTCCAGATAACCCACCTTGTCAATCACTTCCCTTTTGATAACGCCACAGAAGAATCCTACAAATGACATCGAGTATGTTCTGCCACTGAATCCCAGCTCAAGTTTAGAATTAATCTTATCTAGGTCCCAGGTAGTAGCTGCAGTCGGAAGCAGAGTTGAGTGAAGAGATAGACTGTGATGGGAGTCCATCTTCAGGCCTTCTCCGTAGCCAGTTAAAGGACCTACAATTCCCATGTCTTCAGAACCTTGTAAAACAGTGATTAGTTTCTCTAACCACCTGTTTGGAACCTCAGTGTCGTTGTTCAGGAGACAAACATTAGGAGCGTTGGAGATTTCGAAGCCTCTATTCGTAGCTCCTACAAAGCCTTCATTTGTGGGAAGTTTAATACTAACATGATCCATGTCGGAGATTACTTTGTCGACCTTTTTAGGGAATTCTGAGCCGTTATCTACCCAGATAACCCGATAGGTTCCAGGTTTAGTGTTCTTCTTGATAGACTCTAAACATCCTATCGTATAGTGTTCGTTGTTGTAAGAGGGAATAATGATGTCGCAGAATTCTGGATAAGTCTCCTCACGGAAGCCTCCTCGGACTTTCTTTATGTAGTCATAGTCAACATGTTTGACTTTTTCTCCGGAAGGACAGCGGTCATAGGTTTCTCTGTTCAGTAATGACCAACCTCTTTTGATGAGTTCCTCGCCAAGTTCACAGCCCGGATAGGGAGTAAAATAGGCCCATGAAGGCATTTCTGCTGCTATAATGTCAGCCATTTTTGCAGTTTCCTGGATGTCCCATTTAGTTTCCCAAGGTAATCCAGTTATGTAGTTGGCGTAGATTTTGGCTCTGGTAGATCTGATTATCTTGGTAGATTCGTAGTTTTGTTCTACTGTGGTACCTTTCTTTAGAATGTCGAGGATTCGTTGACTGCCGGATTCGTAGCCTACGGAAATGAGTTCCCAACCCACATCGACTAGTTTCTTGACCAAACCTGGATGCTCACAGATTCCGTCCGCACGAGCTGCAGCCCAGAATGGAAGTCCGATTTCAGGATACTTTTCGATGAACTCCTCTATCCATTTAGGCTGAATGAGGAAAGTGTCATCATGGATCATTAGACAGTCTGGATGGTAGAGTTCTTTAAGTCGTCTGAGTTCAGCTATTATGCTATCAACACTTCTACGTCGGAGCTTTTTGCCAAAGTGGTTGTCTTCTAGGGGCTGGCAGAAGGCACATTTGTAAGGACATCCACGAGCTGCCATTACAGTAGTCATCTTTGACAGTTTTCCACCATGCCACCAGTTTAGGCAATTTTCTAGTGGCTCACGGTAGATGTCTCTGTCGACGAAGGGAAGAAGGTCAAGGTTAGGTGGCTTTTTGCCTATGATAGATCGTTTAAATTTTGAAGGATCTTTGAGAAATTCTGGGAAAGTTAGTTCACTTTCCCCGTGGAAGACGTAGTCTATGTCAGAGTTGGAGAGGAGTTCGCCAGGTGCTGCAGTAGCATGATAGCCACCAACTAAGACCTTGGAACCTTGTTCTTTGGCAAACTTCACCACCTTCATACCTATGGCATAGTAAGAACTCTTCAGTCCGAAAGCTATCAAGTCATAACCCTTAAGTTTTTCCTTCAACTCAGCATCGTTAGCCAAAGACTTCATATCTAGGAATTCCACATCACAGTCATCATTCTTAGCTGCAATGTAGGTCATACCTGCTCCGTGATCTATCCAAGAGTCAAGACCTTGACCTTTGTAGGGATATAGTGCTACTATTATCGTTCTCAATTTATCGCCTCTGTAGGTATATAGTTGTAATTGTATTTCTTAATGATATTCTTCTCATGATCCATGATAGCCATAGCCTGCAGCATGGTGTACTTCACTTTGGAAGGAACCACATTATCAGGGACTCTCTTGAACAAGTATTCCCTGTTGTAAGGAATTCTTAGGAATCTGAGAACAGTGTCCAGATTATCTCTGAGGTTCTCCTGCTTTCCAATGAATCTGCAGATTTCAGTGTATCCTTCGTAAAAACCTTCTAGGTATCTAGGATACTTATTTATCACTGTCTCTATGAATGTTTCCCAGGATTCATCGACTATCTCATCCAGAGGTCCGCCTCTTCTATCAGGTATTTGCTGCTTACTTGTCCAATATGATCTGTACCATGTTAAAGGATGTCGAACGAAGCAGAATATTAGATCTTCTGTGTGACCTATAGTCTCACGCAGGAGATAAGCGTTCATGTGGGCTCTTTCTTCCAATGCCTTAACTCCGTGACTCATACCTGTTTCCTTGAAGTAATTTCTGACAAAGGTACCTCCTGTTTTAGGAATATGAAGGCATATAGCTCTGTCTATCTGTACGGCCATCTAGTTATCCCAAGGCTTCGTTTTAAGTAGTTCTCCAAATGACATGACTTTTCGTTTATCAAGCCATTGTTTTTCACTATGACCAACTTCCATAGCTTTCTGCCACCACTTGTCGACATTTATAAAGTTACCAAAACGTTTTGTGATAGCTTCTTTGTTCCGCTTCATCATTGACTCTCCACCGAGAATATAACAGGAAACTAAGAAACCAAATGTATGAGGGAATTGTCCACTTTCTCCATAAACTCGATATTTGTCTTTAGATCGAAAGTTTGACACTTTTGTAACATTAGGATTCTTTCCTTGGTCAGTTTTAGGAAAAGGCCCTATGTGAATGCAAGGGTTAGTAGGCACTGCCCAATTTTTAAATCCAAGAAGCCAGGGCTTGACTCCAATGTGCATGTCGCCTCCGCCCCAGCTAACTTTGTGATCTGAAAGGGCTCCGTAGCCTCCTAAGCCTTTATCTCGATCTAAAAACCACTCTCGACGACACATCCAAGGCATTCCCTTCCAAGTGATGGTTCGTCTATAAGGATAAGCAATGTTCCAATTTCCTAATTCATTCTCACTTATATCTCTGTCATGTTTAGCGTATCTTTCATGGTGGTGAGCCCAGGAGATTGGAGCGTGGGCGAAGGCTAAGGATTTATCCTTCCTATGTTCATCCATAAAGCTTGCCAAATCTACTATGCAATCCCTCCCGATTAACATATGAGAGTCTACACAGAAGATGTATTCACCAGAGGCTTTCTCAGCTGCAGTTTCTCTAGCACTAAACAGACATGGAAAGTCTTGACGATAGACTTTTAGTAATTTGTCTCTGCAATATCCAACTGGTAAGGCACTTCCTAGCAGTTTATATGCTGCAGGGTCGGAATTGTCAACTATGATAATCTCACCGAGGCCTTTGCCAAGTGGCCTGAGTTCCTCTATACAAGAACGAATTGTGACGACTAGCATCGCAATATCGTTGCGGTTAGATATTATTACAGAGACTTTGGGAATCATTCAGTTTCTGTGGTGTCAGTTTTCTTGAGGGCTGCTCGCTCACCAAAATAGAAGCCAACTATGATCCCTGTAGTTTGTAAAATGGCTTCTGCGGGAATCTTACCCATCACAAACAGGACCAATGTAACTAACACAAATGAGACTGCTATGAAGGGCCTAACCATCTGTTTAATCAATCTTATCATCTTTCTCCTCGAAATAAGTTTCAGGTTGTTTGACTTTTATGGCGTCAAGTTGAGGAATGGAAAACTTTCCATATTCACCCAAGAGGATAACTGAAGCATTATGAGCATCGTGGTAGACTTTCATAACCTTGATTATTTCCTCTTTGTCACCATCACTGGTGAACCCTAACTTGCAAAGCTCAGCGGAGATTTTTAAGGACATATCATAAGCAACCTTTGCCTCTTCCAGAGTATCATAAGCATCTTGGGCAACTTGAGCATTATAGGCACATGCGGCTAGAAGTAATATAACAGAAAGTGCCAGTAAAATTCTTATTCTCTTCATTTCTTTCTCCTTTTACTTAGGATCGTACTCATAGTGAATGTGAGTCCCTTCGTCAACAACATCGAAGTCTTTGCCACAGACAATTTTAATTTCTTCGACTGGGACTCCCTGGCCACTAAAATCTTCTGCCCCACCATCAGGATGAAGCGAGCCAGCAGAATGATTACCTTCTCGTCTTGAAGTGACATAGAAATCTCTCCCGTTGTCTTTGTAGTATCTAACCAACCTACCGTGGCACTTTCTCATCTGAACATTAAGCTCACCTAGAACTCCTTGTTTAATCCACTCTGTCATTTTTCTCTTCAGGTTCTATCTCAACTATCATTCCACTTTCTTTCATAGCTTCCATCCCTCGTTTTTTAAATCCTTCTAATTCTTCAGCAGTTAAAGTAGTGTGGACGGAATGACTTTGGATTTTTGTAGGAGCTCGCAAACCACTCATGTCGTTTAGGAAGTCCTTTGCTCCTTCACGTTTGTCTTTAAGGGATAGTTCATTACCTTCATCGTCGAAGAATTCGTGGTAAGTTTCAAGTGCTTTGTTGGATAAGATTCTGACTTTCTCAATGGTTTTCTTAACTTCTATATCCTTCTCATATGTAATGTCAGATATTTTTCTCTTGCCAAGCTCACTATTCAATGTATTGCTGACAGTCTGAGGATGAATGTTGAGAATTTCAGCTATCTCGGTGCCTTTGTAGCCTTTAATACTCAGATTAATTATCTCATGGTTCCGCTGCCAGAGGGCCTTGATCTCGGGCGTTTTCCTTTCGTCGGCAGGCACACGTCTGCCGTCTTCTTCCAGAAACTCAAACCCATAAAGACCTTCTCTATGCTGTACTTTACCCTCGGCCATATTCTCAATCTCCATTATATACCATAACACTTCTACGTGCCAAATGTCAACGTATTTTCCCATCCATTTCCTACCTCTACATTCCTACCTCTACAACCAGTTCGTTTAATTTTGAAACGATCTTCAACAATGTCCTAAAATGTACAATTTGCAAAACTATAAATAAAATGTGAGATAGTCAACCCAGCCTCTATTTGGGTCAATCTTCCCCTTCGCCTTTCGATTGATTAAATAAAATAAACCTTGACATATTCCACGGATTAGGTATGATGAAAATAACGATGAAAGTGGCATTTCATCATTGCTCATTGACAATTAAATAATGTGAATGTTCTTGAATGTCATACATTACTCATGAAAGGAGTATACTATGATAATTAAGAATATGGACCATACCGTTAGTGGATTGACGTTTGACATTGACGCTTCATTCAAGCCAGATGCAGATTCAACCGATAAGAAACAAGTAACCCTTAGAATTCATTTCAATGACGTGCCATTGAAAGATGTATTTACCAAGGCATGTTCATCTACTCGGATTTCTTGGCAAAACGGTCCTGGACGGTCAAAGTTTGACACATGGAAAAATCGACAAGTTGTAAATGTGGATTTTACAGCGCCTGGTGTCAAGGTCAAAACCAGAGAAGAAAAGATAGATGAATTAATCCAGGCATTTAGACAAGCTGGATTACCAGAGGATAAAGCTCTAGAATTGGCAACTAAGGCGATTGACAATCCAGAGGTAATTCCAGAAAGTTAAGTTACTAAACCGACATCTAGAACATTCACGAAAGAGCAAAGGGGATATAGAGAAATCTATGTCCTCTTTTTTTTGTCTATCATCTATGTTAATAAGAGGGAAATGACATAGTGGAGGGAAATGTACTGAATTGTGTATTGACATTGTAGGGTAGTATGTGTATGATGTATGGTGTATGAATGTTATATGTGTGCTACATGACAGGCGAGTATATTTCATACAATATACAGTATACATATAGAATAATATAATGTATGATATATATATATACATTATACTGTAGGCATGTATGATGGAGACTCGCCTCGGGTTACGCACACGAATAAACATTACTACATTCATACAAAATACAATTATGGAGGTGTTAGAATGAATAGAGATGAGATGAAGGTAGAGAGCAGTGTTCCGGTGCAAGGGAGGGTGAGTATAGTTACACTGGCTGAGTTGGATATGTACTGGGTAGCATGTGGGATAGATATTAGGTCAATGAGTCAGTTGTTAAGCTGGAGTGTAGATATGTTGAGGGAAGTGCTAAATGCTAATGATATGCTACCGGTGGAGATAGATACCGTCGCAGCTGCTCATAGACATCTGGAAGAGAGAAGACTTTATCAACCTGGATTGAAGAGAAGAAGCTTGAAGAAGATCAGCAATGCTGTGTCAATGGAAAACTTGAGGTTTGAAGGTGTTGATCCACAGAGTTATGCTGACAGACAGTACAATACAGTACACAATATAAATAGTGTAGTGCCGCTGAAGACAAGAGGCATTAGGCCTGATGTAGTAGAAGGGACAAAGATACTTGAAAAGGCTATAGCTGACGCTAAGAAAGAGGGAGTAGAAGATAAAGAAAAAGCTGTTGAAGCAGCAAAGGAGAGTGGACAGTTAGTTGATCATCCTGGTGATGATAGAGCTAGGAAGTTGACTGAAGAAGAGTTGAATCAGAAGGCTATTGAGTTAGAAGAGAAGGATAGAGAGACACTGAAAGAACTGAATAAAGAGGTTGATGTTGAAGATTTGAAAGGTGGAGTAGTTTAATAGTTCGTTTAAAAATTGAATGATCTTGAGTCAATACTGTAATTGCAAAGAGGGTAAAATAATCATCGGAACCTTATTGACATATGTATCATGTTATGGTATACTGGGCCGTGTTGTTTTGTTGGTGAGAATCGAATTGAAAGGAGGTGATTTTAGATGATATGTAAAGAATGTGGGAAGTATTGGACACCGTCAGTTGGATGGTATCTCAATCATCCAAGAACGGAACAAATCTGTGCTCCATGTCTGGAGGATATAAAAAGGAGGTAGAGGCCATGTATATCTATTGTGACTGTTGTGGACGTAAAGTAAGAGTCGAGGACGCTATGTATTTACTTGATAGATGTTTAAATTGCAAGCATATAAGTATGTTCTATCTATTCTTCTGTCACATATGGAGATAGAGATATGGAACAAGAACTCGTACTGTGCCCACAATGCAGAGGTAACCCAAGGAGGTGGCTGTCATACGATGAGTGTATGGCGAATAGATGTCATCCAGGAAGCTATGAGGATTGTGACTTCTGTGAAGATGGGTATGTCGAAGCTAAGGAGATAGTTTGGATGGAAGGAGGTGAGGACTAATATGCCAGTACCACTAATGAATCATATCAAGATACGAACAAGACTCAAGGATGTTTGTGCAACTGCAGACGGTAAGTTGGAAGGCAAGAACTGGGCTGAAGGTTATCTTAACGCTTTAGCAGATGTAGGACTGCTCAGTACAAGGGAGTATGATGGGCTAATGGACTGGGTTGTTGCACACTTTGAAAGTGAGGGCTAGTATGGAACGAAAGAATATCTCGATAGATGAAGAAACTCTGAAAACTCTTAACAGATTACAGACCATTACACTTGGCATGACTCATTCTAAGTTGATTAGAATAGCAGTACACAGGTTGGAAGAGTCACTCAAAACAATAATCACTCAGGAACTAAACCAGTGAAAGGAGGTAGAGGATGTTCTATCTAAGAATGTATGAGTTGATTGAGTTAGCCGTTGGGCACGAGTTGACCTATGAGCTAGCATGGACATCTCCATGGTCCTGTGGCCCAGGATTTCTAAATGCAGTTAACAGATACTATGGTTATCAAGTTTGGAGGTAGACAATGAAACCTTTAGATGTAGTAGAAACCATCTATGATGTTATCAAGGAAGCAGGAGAAGATGGAATACCTTCAGGCCATCTGTATGCACTCCTCACTGGCGTTATGAGTCTAGATACTTACCAGTCAATCATTGATCTATTGACAGAGTCTGATAAGATCACCTGCAAAGGCTGGCTGTTGAAGGCAGTTAGATGAAGATCCTAACGACAGAGCATAAGAATATACTATACGAGTTTAGACTTCTCGAGAGGACTCGTGTAGTACAGGTCATGAAGGCCGGCATCCACTATTATACACTCAAGTGGAGCGTCGGCCTTTTTATTTGTGACTGTCCAGGTGCTAAGTATCACAGGAAGTGTTGGCATCCTACTGTTATTGGACAGTTGAAATCTATGCCTTCGGTCACTGAGCCTTGGGCTGAGTGGGCTGAGGAGGCAGAGGAGATGAAAGGAGAGTCCAAAAGATGCAAAAACAAAGTCATAAGACTATGTTAGAAATTATGGGAGCTATGGCCGTAGCCTTCAGACCTACATCATCACGTAGTGGAGCTATGATGGGTGGAAGTTTCACTCCACAGTATAGCGGCCCAAGCTATAGCGGTGTACCTACTGTTCAAGGTAGGATCAAACATGCTGGGGAGGTAAGAAGAACTAAGAAAGCTCAGAGAAGAAGAAAGCATTTAAGGAGGTAACTATGATATCTATTCTAGGTAAGCATATTACACTAGTCAGGCCTTCTTTGGGACATCAAGGAAGAATATTCAAAGATGAGTTGCCAACTATTAAATACAACAAGAGGCCAAGAAGAATCACAGAAAGTAGTGGCAAAGTAAAGTATGTTTGTGTCAAACTGGTCAACGGTGGAGTTAGAGCAATTAGAAGAGGCACTCATGCTGATGTAGTTGAATCCTTTGGTATTAACCTTGACAATGTAGCAAAGATTGGTTGGCAACTTGAGAATGACAACTTTGTTTGGAGGTAAGTTCGTTCAATAATTTTACGATCTTAGAAAGGAACACAGATGGCAAGACCAAGAAGCCCAGAAGAATTCTTAGAATATATAAAGAAAACTTCATTCCAAAAAGGAGTCAGAGCAGGGCATAAGAAGATAGTAGAAGATGGTCTGACTCCAGTAACAATCTATGACAGGGAGTTAAGGAGACTAACAGAAACTAGACAATCTTGGCTAGTCATAGGAATGATTGGACCTTTTATTGAGGAGGAATAAGATGCTAACGAAAGAAGAGAAAGATCAACTGGTATTGGATAGAGCTAATGCCAAAGTTAGATGTGCAGCAGTTTGGGAAACTATTTTGCATATTAGGAAGATTCTCAAGACCTACGAAACTGAACACTGGAGATGGAGTAAAAAATTTGAAAGAGCTGACAGAGCACTTGCGGAAGAAGAAAAATTAACCAAAGTTCCATCACCTGGCAAGGAACCTAAGCAAGTTGCAGTTACTTTAACCAGAGAACAAGTTCTGCAGATTGCAAAAGAGTTAGGAGTAGAAATAAGATTAGAAGAGAAAGGAGGTGAAGAAGATTACGTTTGAAGACTAGCATCACCTTGAAGCAATTACCCCAAATTGTGTATTGACAAACATTATGTAGTTCTGGTAAATTGGTTGGAGTGTTTCTTATAAACCCATTTAAGAGGAGGTTAGTACTATGCCAGAGAAATTAAGTATTACAGCACAGATTCCAGCAAAGAAAGATGCGGAAGGAAAGGTTATCAGTCAGGGCCTTGGGCCTGCCACTATCGTTGTGGAGACTGGTAAAACGGCGGAAGAGATGATCAAGTTATTTGGTGATGAGGCCGTGGCCACTAACGCCAATGCAAACTGGGTCGTCACTATCCAAGGAAATGTCAGGGCCAGGCTGAAGAAAGGTGAGAATCAGGATCAGATTCAGGCCGGTCTCGGCGGAGCCAAGATGGGCGTTGCACAGAAGGGTGCTAAGGTCGATCCAATTCAGGCTTACCTGGCCACGTTCCAGAGTGCTACACCTGCTGAACAGCAGAAGATGATGGCCGATCTGCAGAAGAGAGCTGCGAAAGCTTAACTTTTTTCTCCTTTCATGTGTGGAGTGCCCTTGGTAATTGTGCTGAGGGCACTTTTTAAACCCTTTAAAATTGTACAGAGTAGTAGAAATATGACAAGATTGTTAAATTTTTAAACGAACTAAAACGAAAGAGAGGAAAAGCAGATGATAAGAAAACTGAGGAAGTTAGCAAAGCTTGCGAGGAACTATGCCACTGTGTCCTGCCACGGAGGCTATTATTCAGTCTACGATTCAGAGACTGGAAAACTACCAAAGAGACAATTTCACACCTACCCAAAAACCTACCGAGAACTTCTTGATGATCTAGACAAAAGAATAGCCTTGCTGGAGGCTTCTGATGAGTAATTGGCAGCGTTGGAAAGGGATAATGAAATGCTATCCGTTTGAAGAGAAACGTTTAGCTAAGTGGGAACCTCCTTACATTGTCCAGCCTAAGTATGACGGAGTTCGATGCCGCGCTGTACCACTTGAGACTGGACCAAAAGGTAATGAATATCTTCTGCTTTCAAGTGAAGAGAATGTCCTTTACAGCGTACCTCATTTAAATAGAGTCTTAAGTGATCTACAACTTAGGGCTGAATTAGATGGTGAACTATACTGTCATGGAATGTCTTTTGAAGAAATCCTTTCTATTACATCACGCACTGTCAATATTCATTCTATGCATGGGAAGATACAATTTCATGTCTTTGACATCATTAACGATCAGCCACAAATAAAAAGACAAATCTTGGTAGATGCTTTAAGAGGTATGAATCCTTGGATTCAAGTCGCACCTTTCTGGGTGTGTACTGATCTAGATGAGGTGAAGAGTACCTATGACAAAATCATAGGGCTTGGCTACGAAGGCATAATTGTCAGACACTTCCAAGCACCTTACGTAAAGAAGCGAAGTATTCACGTGATGAAGTTCAAACCAAAGAAAAAAGATATCTATGACATCATCGGATGGAAGGAAGAGATTAGCAAAGACGGAATACCGAAAGGTCGCATCGGATCTATCGTTTGCTCAAGTCAAAAAGGTGATGAGTTCGCAGTTAGTGCAGGGCTTGACAGTGATGATAAGTCTAGACTATGGGCCGTTCGAGATGAGTTGGCGGGAAAGAAGATCATTGTTCACTATCAACATCTGACTAATAAACAGATTCCAAAAGGAACCTTTAATGTGGAGGTGATTGAAGATGACAGATGAAAAAGAAGAGATGGGATTTGGACAGTCTGGAACAGAGATCTTTGAAACTCTAC